AGTACCGCTGCCACCACCACCACCACCGCGATCAACAGAAGAACCTGTAATTGAAGAAGCTAATCCAGCTCCGCCATTTCGACCAGCACCAGAAGTGGCTGTTACTCCAACAGCACCAGCACCACCACCACCGCCAGCACCTTGCTGTCCAGAAGTTCCAGCACCGCCATTGCTTCCCTGTCCTAGAATCGACCCGACTGGAGGCACTCCGAATATTCCACCACCAGAGCCACCAAATGTATTGTAACCAAGGTTGTTTGAGCCAGCTCCGCCACCCTCAGAAGTAATTGAAGCTAAGACCGAGCGATTCCCTCTGTTTCCAGTTCCGTTGTTAACAGTGACCGAAGCTCCACCAGCACCAACAATAATTGGGTAGGCAGTTCCAAAAACAATCGGCAAAGCAAGTTCGGCTGTTACAGAACCACCGCTTAGCGCACCAGAAATATTGGTCCGATAACCACCGGCACCACCACCACCGCCACCAGCTCCAGAATCAACACGACCACCCGAACCGCCACCAGCAATTACCAGGTATTCCAAAGTAGGTGTGGCAGGAGCCAAAGAAGCATAAGCTGTGCCGTTCCAAAACTGGAAGGTATTCGAGTCAGCTAAATATGTGACCATGCCCTCTGTGGCTGACCCGATAGCTGAGCCTCTAGCAGCTGTGCCAGCAAAGGTCATAATTGCCTGATCCATTAGATAGGTGTTTACATCTGATGCGGCTAGAACTTCACCAGCGGTGAATACTTTTCTTGGCATTGTTTTCCTTAGTCTTTATCTATCTAAAAATTTTATTTATGCGAGTGGTACAAAGCTAGTGCCGTTATAGAACTCAAAGGTGTTGGTGTCAGCCAAGTAGGTAAGCATACCCTCAGTAGGACTAGCGATAGCAGAGCCTCTAGCAGCGGTACCAGCAAAGGTCATAACCATCTGATTCATAAGAAACGAGTTTACATCTGAGGCAGCTAGGACCTCACCAGCGGTAAATACTTTTCTAGGCATTGTTTTCCTTGTTTGTCTTAGTCAAAGTTTAGCAGTTAGAAACTCAGGCGGTCATCATCAAGTATGCCGAATAGGGCATCATCGAGAATAAACAAGGTAAAGTCCAATCTCTCAAGCGACAGGTTGACACGCTTTTCATTGTTAGACCAATCATGGCTAACCCCGATAACCCTGCAATACTGCTCAATGACTGGTGGGATAGCTGAAGGCGTAAACCTTACATTTACGATGTCACCGATTTCTAGGTCAAGGACTTTATTCTGCTGAGCTTCGGAGAGCACATCCAAGATAACTGACAAGCTCTGGAATCGGTATTGTGGCTCTTTGAACCTAGCCAACAAGAAGTCTGCCAGATACTGAAGGTCATCAGCCGAATCGTTGAGTAAGCCTGTGGCGCTGTAAGACCTTGGACCATAAGTTCCTTGTGACTCAGCATCCTCGGCTAGCACCTCATCAGGCACTACTTTGTTATTGCTTAGAACGATGCGGTTGTATAACTGCTCTGATCCATAGACAACCTCAAGGTCGGCAAAGGGAATAACTGTGAATCCTGGGACTGAGGCCTCATCGGTAAAGGACACATCAATAACACCTGGAGCTGAGTTTCTTTCCTTGAATACAAACTTGCCATCCTTAGAGATAAAGACATCCCCTGCCTCGCTGGTAGCAACTAACTGAAGGTAGGCAACTGTCTGTGTTCCCTCGGTGATAGCAACATTGCTTAGCAAGCTATCGCCGGTGTCAATGCTCCGTCTGTCGCTAGGCCAATTTACTTCTGGCAGGTCAAGGATGCGAGTGACCCTAGCACCTGATAGTTCGGCAGCAGGTGTGACTGCTGGCAAATTGTTTATGGTGAGGTTGCTAAGTGCATCTGAGCTTTGGATGCTAACCACAGACCTGTTGCTTGGTTGGTAGATAATGTCAAGGTCATCAATAAACCCATAGATAACCGGATAGCCGTTACAGCTAACCCTGACTTCTCTACCAGGAATAAGCTGACCATAATAAAAGCCAGCCTCATAAAGTGGGTCAAATAGTCTGTCTGAGTTATCAAGCTGAATGTCGATAGTTCCAGCGTCAATACGATCTAGTGCTTGGGACTTACCTCTAGTTGTTGATGTAGATAGCAGTCTGTCGGTAATGTCAAAAAGCCTTGGACCACCGAGCTCATAGATTGTGTTATCTAATACACCCTTTACAGGGTCATCAAGCTTAAAGGCTGTGTCGTCTAGGTTGCCGAGATCAATAGAAAGCTCGACCTTGACTGCTGGTGCTGCCATTAGGCACTCTGCCAGACAGCCCCAGAGCTTCGCTCGTAGGCTTTGATTGCGTCAACGATTGACTTACCGATAGTAGAGCCTGAGCCAACCCCACCATTGACAGTTATGTTGTAAGTGTTTCCACCCTTGCCACCAAAGTCTTTCATCCTGTTTAGTGGGATAACAGCCTCAGCCTGTCCACCCTCAGCGATGTTGGCAAGCACTCCACCTGGTCGTGGCATTACGATTCCACCTTCGGCAAGTCTTGGGATTTGGACATTTGGAATTGTTGGTATCTGGACATTGATACCGATTGCTTTACCAGCACCCAAGACTCTGTTGATGAGAGTCAGCAAGCCATTGACACCAGCAATGATGAAGTTGATGTAGCCCTCGATAAAGCCAAGAACTCCGTTGAGTGCACCTCTGGCGATACCACCTAGAGTGTCAAACACGGCAGCAAAGAAACTACCGATTTGATTTAGGGCTGTCTTGAAACCAATAACAAAGTTAGCAAGCCAAGTACCGATGTCCTTGAATAGCTTGTCCCAGCCACCATAGAGCTTGACCAAGTAGTCAATCAAGATAACAAGTCCAGAAGCCAAAGCAGCAACCAGGGTAATGACCTTGACAATCGGGTTAGCGTTCAGGGCAAAGTTCACAGCCAAGATAGATACAGCAAGGGCAGCAAAGATACCGGCAAGCACAGTAAACACACCAGAGTTCTCAGCCACATAATTGAAGAAAGCAACGACCAATGGTGTAACAGCGGTAAGAATTGGAATCAAGGCAGTACCAATAGATTCTGCCATCTCACCAAAGGCGATACTCATCTTGGCTGAGTCAGTTGCGGTTGCCTCGGCAGCTCCACCAAATTGTGTTTCAAGTTCGTCAAGTATCATGTTTTGTGCGCTGAGGGTATCGCCAGCAGCAACAAAAGTTCTAATGCTCTTTTCTTGCTCATCACTAAAGAGAACACCTGCTCTACGGAGAGCTGTCAGACCCAGGATAGGGTCCTGCAAAGCCTTACCAAGTCGGACTGCGTTTTCCTCGCCTGATCCACCTAATACTGCTGCCATGTCAAAAGCCGATATTGTTGCCCTGTCAAAAGCACCACCAGCCACATCAGCGGTTGCCGCTAATTCCTTGAAAGTTAGTAGCTGTGCCTGTGTTGATTTGATTAGCTCATCGTCAACAGCAATCTTGTTCATTGTTTCATCGGCAAAGGCTTTGAGTCTGTCGGTTACACCCTTAGTGTTAGCACCAAACAAGCCCATTGATTGAGCAACGCTGTCAAGCCTGTTGTTAGCAACCTGAGCTTCCTCGGCTGCTCTCAATGCACCGACAGCCAAACCTGATAAAGCCGTAAGACCAATCATTGCGGCAGGGGCTAAGGTCTTTGATACAGCTCCGATTTTCTCCATAGGAGTTTTTAGCCGGTCAAGCTCTCTAGTTAGCTTGTCAAAGCCTGATCCATTGAAGTTGCTGAGGATATTAATATTGATTGACATTATTTACTCACCTGCGCGATGTTGCGGTTTACCTTGTCCATGTATTCCTGGACACCAGATAGAACGCTTTGCTGGATCATTGGCAACTGACCCTCAGCCTCGGACCAGATGTAGCGAGATGGTCGGCCGCCTAGTGCGCTAATCATTGACTTACCTTGGGTGGTGACTGCGTGTCGTCTGCGAGTGCCACGCCATTCATAGAAGTCTGTGACGGGCTTGCGAACCTTGTTGACCTTACCTGCCATGTCGGCAATGTTGAAGGCAGCACCACCAAACTTGACAGATAGCAAAGGGGTCGAGCCAGTAGCACCCTTTCTAGCGTTGCGACCAGATACCTCAGTCTTGAAAGTGCCTGGCTTCCAAGCTGTGCGACCTCGGTGATTTCTAAAGCCTGAGATTGGCGCGGTCATGGGAGAACTCATAATCACGCGATTACCCAAGAGGTCACCGGTGCGCTTCATGTGTGCGCGAATAGCAAAGAATAGGTCTTGGTCAACCTTGCGGATCTCGGCAAGGGTTTCCCTAATGCCGTACACCTCGACTGACTGGCTTACTTTCATTTCTCTACCTACGCTTATTCATGGCTTCTGATTTACCCTTCAGATACATCTGCATGGTAAACAGCATCCGTTCGGATTCCTGCATCAGCACCGATGGTGCAATCCCTGTTTCACAAGCTAAGGCTGCAATAAAGAGGTGGGAGCTCTTATCTCCCAGTCCCTTTATTCCTTTACTTTTGGGTTTGTGTCGTCACCCTCGATGTTCTCAAGGGAATCCACAAAGTCCTCAAAGCTCTTGTCAGTTTGCTTCTTACGGCGTAGGGCGTTCCAAACAATGTAGGCAAGGTAAGTCAGGCGTGGGTCTTTTTGAATCGTTGTTACAGCTAGGTTGAACTTATCCTCGAAAGCGATGAAGTCCGGTGTGCCACAAACAACTGATTCCTTAGAACCATCGGTGAACTCAACTTTGAAAGGGATTTGCATAGCTCTATGCAGTCGCCCTAGTCAATGGGCCACTCAGCGGCCAAGTGATTCCTACGGTAGCTAGGTCCCCAACCGTTGAAGCAAATGGAGTGTACTGAGTTACAAGGAAGGTTCCTGAGTAGCTAGGGTTCGATGCAGTTACAGTTCCTGAAGTTGGTACAACAGTTACAGTTGCGTTAGTTCCTAGTAGAGGCCAAAGGATTGAGTCAAGTGCGCCAGCTGCGAAGTCCTGGTGGAACTCTAGTGTGATTGAACCAGACTTTAGTCCGGCAATCCTAGTGCGCCACTCAGAGCCAAAGGCTGTGGTTTCCTGCTCGTCAATTTCGATTGGTAGTTCAACGGAAGCAAGGGATGAGCTTACAGTTCCGCCATTGATGGTGACTTTATAGTCGGTTGCTACGAATTTTGCCAATTTATGTTTCTCCTAATCGGCAAATACATCAACAGCAAATTCAGCCGCTAAGTAAGTGCCCTCATTCATTTGGATGGGTGTGTAATTTGTCATTTCAGTCACTCGGCAATCATAGGCGTAA